GATTGCTATAATATTGGTTTTAGTTATTGGGAGACTGATACTTTGCCTTCTTGGTGGAGAAAGCCTCTAAATGATTGTGATGAGATATGGACGACTTCTAAGTGGGCTGAGGGTGTTTTTAAAGAAAACACGGGTCATGAAAATGTTCATGGTTTTAGGTTGGGTATAGAGTCTGATATCTTCTATAGTTCTGATAGTGTTCCTGATGGTCCTTTTACGTTTCTTCATGTCGGTAGCCCGTCAAGTCGTAAGAACACTCAGATGGCCGTAGACGCTTTTATGAGGACGTATGGGCATCTGAAGGACTATCTGCTTGTTGTGAAGTCTCTGGGGCCTCCAGACGCTCGTATACGGGATTCTGGGATGAATCACGGGGCGATTGCGAATCATGATCGGATTCATGTTATTGATTACGAGATTTCTGAGGACGAGTTGGCTGATCTTTATCGTTCTGCTCATTGTTTACTTTACCCGACTATGGGTGAAGGTTGGGGAATGATTCCGTTTGATGCGATTGCTTGTGGAACTCCAACTATTTGTACTAATGCTACTTCTTGCACAGAGTATGCTCACCTTTCGGTTCCTTTAGATTATGAGTGGTCTTCTGAAGGTACGAGTGGTATATATTTGGGTGGTAAGTGGGCTAAGCCTAGTATGGATGATTTTGTTGATAAGATGCATTACGTTGTGAATAATTATGAAGAAGTTAAGCAGCACACTTTAAAAGGTGCTACAATTATTCATAAGGAATATTCTTGGAATTCGGTTGTTCAAGAGTATAAAGATCGCCTATGTCAGATTTAGAACCAGTTAAACCTAAGACTGTTATGGATGAAATGAGGGATGTCCAAGAGGCTGGAATTCTTCATGTCAAAGGTTATAAGAACCATGAGATTGCATCTCTTCTTTCTATCAATGTAAATAAGGTTAAACTTTACATTGAGCAGTATAAAGATCTTGTTAATGAGCAAGCAGAGAATGACCCATACTTTTTAGAGAAACTTCAATACAACACTTTGAAGGCTCTTGATGAGTTTGATGAGATCAGCAAGGAGGCTTGGGAAACTGTTTCTATAGCAACTGATCATGGAATGGTTGCTCAGAGAATTCAGGCTCTGAAACTTGCTAGTGACGTTGCTACAAAGAAGGCTCAACTTCACAAACTGTTAAGCGGTAGCAATAATGCTGATGCTGAATACATTCAAAGAATGCAAAAGGCCGAGAATGTTAATCAGATTCTTTCAAGAATCTTGAGAGATGTTATTTCTCGTTTCCCAGAGATTGCTGAAGAAGTTAGAAGGGAATTGTCAATTGCTTTTGAAATTATGGGTCAACAAGATGAGTACCCAGATCGAACAGTTTTTGATGGAGAAGTAGTTGAGCAAGAACCCTAAAAATTGGGCACTTAAAATGGTGCAAATAAAGGTTGTAATCTGATGTCAGACTATTTAGGTGTTAACTTAGAATTTAAAGATTTTGATCGGCTATTGCGTCAAGAAGAACTTGAAGTCGAACCGGTCGATATTCAGACTTTTGTTCAGGATCGGAAATATCTTTCACTCCCCCCATTATCCCCGATTCAGTTAGAAATTGTGCGCCATTCCACACAAATCTTTAAAAAAACTACGTTGCAAAAGTTGATGGGTGAAGAAGAGGGTGAGGCTTACTATAACAAGTACACTGACAATGAAGTTATTTGTATGCTTGGGAAGGGTAGTGGTAAGGATCACTGTGCCAGAATCTCAATTGCGTATACTGCGTACTTGATGCATTGTTTAAGAGATCCGCTAAATTATTACGGTAAGGCTAATGGCGTTTATATCGACTTGTTGAACCTTGCTGTTAACGCTCAGCAGGCTCAGCGAGTATTCTTTGAGCCTTTGAAGAACTTATTGCTATCGTCGCCGTTCTTTAATGAAGTGGGATTTGAGCCTAGAGTTTCTGAAATCTTTTTCTTCTCTAGACCTGTTAGGTGTTTCTCTGGTCACTCTGAAAGTGAAGGTTGGGAGGGTTATGAAGTTATGACTGTAATCCTTGACGAAATCGCAGCGTTTAAGACTGATGCTGAACTTAAAGGTGAGATTAGGTCTAAAGGTTCGGCTTCTGCTATTTACAATATGAGCAAGTTGTCTGTTATGTCTCGTTTTCCAGATGTGGGTAAAGTTGTTCTTTTGTCATTCCCTAGATACAAAGGTGACTTTATTGAAACAAGATTTAACGATGCAAATGAAAAAAGTGAACCTAAGACTTGGACTGTCAAAGCTGCTACTTGGGAAGTTAATCCAACTATTGAACGTCATCAATTGGAGTCGGAATATATTCGTAATCCTATTGAGGCTAAGATGAGGTTTGAATGTGAACCTCCTAACATGATTGATGCCTACTTTAGAGATCCTGATCTAGTTAGAAAAGCGTTCCATTATTCTGATGACCCTGTAAATGAGGATGACGGTACATTTAAGCCTTGGTTTAATGGTAGTGATGGTAAGACAAGATTTATTCATGTTGACCTTGCTTTAAAGCGTGACCGTGCGGCTTTATGTATGGTTTCTAGTGGTGGATTTAAAGAAATTCAAACTTCTATGGGGCCGGAAACTCTCCCTGTTGTTAATATGGATTTAATTTACTCTTGGGAGGCAAGTGTTGGTAATGAAATTAACTTCGCTGCCGTCAGACAAATGATTGTTGATTTGTGTCGTAAGTTTCAGGTTGGTTTGGTTACGTTTGACCGCTGGCAGTCTGTTGAGATGATTCAGTCGTTGAGAGCACAAGGGATTAATGCCGATTTTCACAGCGTAAAGAAATCTGATTACGATACGCTTTTGACTGCTATTTATGATACTCGTATTCGTGGGTATTGGAATGAGTTGCTGGTTGAAGAAGAGTTATTGAAATTAAAATTGTTTGGTAACAATAAGATTGATCACCCTTCGACTGGCTCTAAGGACTTGGCAGATGCATTGGCTGGTGCAGTTGCCGGGTGTATAAAAAATATTGGGATTGACGCTGAAATTGATGTTGAAGTGATGTATCCTAGAAGTGATTTCGATTTCGATGATGAGGACATGCCAGATTTTGGTAAAGTTCAAGAATTGAGTCGGATCACTAATCAATTTGAAGATATTAATAACAAGAAAGAGGAATCATTATGGCTAGAGAATCTGTAGATATTCAGGAACTGCTTCGGGTTCAACCTAACGATTTGCTGGAGGCATTGAGTCAGGAAAATGGGCAGTTGCGGCTGGAACTAATGGCGCAGAAAGCCGTCATTAATAGACTGGTCGCTTCGTTGCAGGAATTGAGCGAAGATTCAGAAGAAAACGACGAAGACTGATCTGTGACTGATTGGGTGCTCCGTTAAAAAAATTTTCTGAAATCTTATTGCAGGTGCATTGAGTGAGGCTATCCGTCCTGTAGCGTGGTCGCATCGGATGAGTCAACCGATTCATTCGTAAAACCTCACCTAAATGGTGAGCAACCTATAGGAGCAATAATGTTCAGCATTTCAAAGGTAGACTATTTCCCAGAGATTACTCGTCAGGGTAGAGTTTCTGAAGAACTTCAGCAGATTGTTGATGCTCTTCATAACTCAGCAGAAAAGGGCGAGCGTTTCTGCATTGATGGAGTTGATTCAGGAAATGCCTATAACTCAATGCAACAGCGTATTCGTGCGCAGGCTAAGAAGTACGGTTACAAGGTGACCATTCGTTTTGATAAGGATGAGAACAAGTTGTACTTTAAGGCTACTCATGGCACTTCGCTTGCCGAAATTGGTAACACTGACGATGAGGTTGGTGTTTCTGCTTCGGATGCTAAGGCTTCGACTAAGCGTACTGCTAAGACTTCCTGATTTAGTTAATAAAAACTTTAAAGTTTTTTCCCCGGCCCGCAAGGGTCGGGGTTTTTTTTTGCTATAATTTCGGTGTGCTAAACAAAGTAGAACAGCAAATTGAAATTAGTCATGATCAAGTAAATTCTTGGTATCCTATGATCGGTGTTCCTTGTTATGATCAACAAGTAACTGAACCGTTTTTTATGTCCTGCATAAAGATGTCGATGGGCTTTAAGGATTTAGGTATCAAGTTTGCTATTAGCACTCTTTCTGATTCTTTGATTACTCGGGCTAGGAACAATCTTGTAGCCAAATTTATGTCGAATAAAGATTTTACGCATCTGATGTTTATTGATGCAGATATTGGGTTTGATTATGAGGATATTGTTAAGATGCTTTGGCATGATAAGGATATCATTACTGGCTCTTATCCTATCAAAAGTGTTGATTGGAAGAAAGTTAAGAAGTTAGTTGATGAAGGCACTGCTGTTGATGATTTGATGGCTAAGAGTCTTAGGTATGTTATTAATCCTGTTAAGTCTAATCAGGGCCAGATTGAGATTGAAAATGGGGCTTTTAAGATTTATGATGCTGGTACTGGCTTTATGCTTATTAAGCGTGAAGTGATTGAAAAGATGATAGAGGAATATCCTCATCTAAAGTTTACTGATGATACTGGTTCTC